GTTCAGTGCCTCAGGATTCAACATCTCCTGCAGCCTCCCAGCTGCAGTCTGCAAGTGTTCGCTTGCGAATATGCGCAGAAATGAGTGCAGGGAAATAGGTGCCGAGCTCACACCGAGCCCTCCTGTCCCACTCGAGGACCTGAACGATCCTCGTGTGAGTGGACAAGACCCCCGTGCTGGGGCACGGCTTGGGCCACCTAAGTTTCCGTGGCACGATATCTTGTGGACGAACTCTCCTGAACCCTTTCCGAGTGTCGAGGTAAGACAAATTCGTACATATGGCGACGTATGTACCCAGTGCCCTACTCGGAACCCAAACATCACCCGGCTGGTGGCTGTCGTCCGGGATACGCCTGTCGCCGACGTATCCCTCCACCTGTCGTCTGATGTTCTTCCACCCACCGCGGGACGCGGGGATGGCGGATTGCTGGAGAGTTCGAATATAGTTGCCTGGGTTATGAGGACCATCGTGTCCCGTACTCGTACAGAGGTACAGCTCCCACAGAGCTCGCCTGCACCAAAGTGGAACCCTGAGTCGCCCCTTGCAAGGGTGACCCAGACCACCGAGGGCAGCCGGAAGCTCGGGAGGCCTCTGCATCTTCATTGCAAACAGTCGCTGTTTGTGGTAGATTGTACGTGCACAGCGTGCAAGCCTGTTGAACGAAGATGGGTCTACCGAGTGCTGACTCATAACCCCATTACCTTTCCTAACAAACTCCTTGAGGGATGGAGGCCTAAAGGACGTAAGTCCTTTCCCTGTCTTGGACAACAGACCGTAGGCTTCGCAGAACACGAAGCCGATCCGAGACCTGAACGACTTTCCCTCGTGGAGTTGGCTACCTACGGCGCTGGCCCTCTGCGCGTAGGAGCGGACGTTATCCGGATGAGTATTAGCCGCCAAATCATCACCACAGATGATTCTACGCGGTCCAAGGTACTCACTCATCCAGTGGTTGATGAGGCTCAAGATGGTAAACGAACAAGGGGTACCCATCAGGGACCCCCTCACCTTGGGCACCTCCACACACCCATCAACTACAGGATACGTCCTTCGGCATCTATCCGCCTCAGCGGGTTCCAGTTGCGAAAGACGGTAGCGGACATAGTGACACTCTGGTCCCACGCCGAGGCTCTCGACGAGGGCGGCGTACAGGTCGGCGGGGAGGCCTGCCTTCCTGAGACCGTTGACAACTGCCAGAATGGCATCATGTCCGAAACCGTCAGTCGCGCAAGTAAGGTCGGCAGAAAGGAAGACCCTACCTGGCTGGAACCCCTCCACCACTCGAGCAAGAATGCCCTCTTCCGTTCGCGGGCTGTACGGAAGGATCTGCGGGACACGCTTGAGAAGGCGGGGCCAGACGACCTGTCGAACAAGGTCGCCCTGGGCAAAGACGGATGCCGGCGGAATGGTAATGACCCGAGCCTTCAGTCCCAGCTCCGTAATTACGGAACAGTGGTGCACCACCCGAGACCCCCTCGCCTTGCGGAGGAGCCAGGCTGTTGCGGAAGCCTGGCGCCGCTCGGCGCTCAACACTTTGGGGGGGGCAAGTCCAGCATCACGTCGCAATTTCGCGCTGAGTCTACGCTCGAACTCGCGTGCAAGGGAGGATCGCTCCGGGATCCCACTCCCGGGCGAGGGGCCACCTCCGCGGAGGTGACCCGGGATACCCGCCTGCGCCCACGCCTCTCCTGCGAGAGACGAGACGTAGGAGTTGTATCCTCCACCCTCGCGCCCGAGCTCAACCGTAGCGGCGGCACTGAAGGGTACGGATTGGCAACTAACTTCTTGGAATGCACCCCGCATCAGTGTGTAGACGTGTTGCTTAAGATCCTCAAGGAGCCGAGGAGGAGTCACGTGTCTGGTGCGGAGTCTGTTAAGGTGTTGGGTTACAGCTTGCTTACACAACTTCTCTGGCGCCTCTGGCAAGGCGCGGGAAACTCTACTGAAGGCGAGTTTTCCTTTGGTGTCGAGGGAGTTGTTAAGCCAGTAAGCAAGCCGTCTTGGAAAGAAGGAAACCGGCCACCGCCGCGCGGACTGCTCGAGAGCAGACGCGCGGAGCCAACCTGCCAGAGCCTTCAGCTCGAGAGCAGTGGTCAACCAGCCGTTCCTCTCCACGGAGAGGGACAGCCACCGGCGGACTTTCCAAGAACCAACACGCGTTCCAAGACCACAAGATATCAGTCCACACCACACAGCTTGCCAAAGCTGTGTGGTATGCACATCAGTTCGACGTCTAGGGACAGTTCGCGGAGACCGGCGCGAGCCTGCGACAAAGCAAGCTCTCACCGCGCTCTTTGAACTAGGGACAGCTCCTCGAACGGAGAGCTGTTCCCGACCCTTAAGCGTCACAAACGGGTAAGACGGAAGCCTTACTCGCATGGTCCG